AATTCGCGTCGTGAGGAGAGTGAACTTCCTGAAACCCTCAGTAAGCAACTCAACAATCTTTCTTCAAATTCGGATGAAGATGAAGACGATGCAATCTCTTATTTCCAGAAACTTGTTGACGATTGATCAATTATAAAGGCGAATATTATCGCCTCTCTTTAAGGTTTGGGACACATACTGTTCCGAACCTTTTTTGTATGTGCCAATTTTTTCAATATCATTAAATATAATGTTGAGGTATCTTGGCTTTAAAACAAATATATTTCTCTTATCATTTTCAATTTTTTCTTCGTATTCATAGTTTGTCACGGGAGTAATTAATTGATCTTGAAATACTTCTACAAAGTTTGAAAGTCCAAGATCATAATACTGATAATAGTATCTTATTAACCCAGTATCACTTACTTCTTTGACAAATCCACCACCAGTTTCCCATGTATTGGAAATTCTCAATCCAGATGGGAGTATAATTTTGCCTAAACTATCTCTAATTTCTTTAGTCTCATAATATTTTATTCCATTAAAAAGTGTTTCAAAAGATCCATACTTGTCAAGCATTACTTCTTCAAAGTTTTTTTGAGTAAGAGGCCATTCTGATTGTACATTTAAAATATTATTTGAAAGTAGAATTACCCAATCAAGAGTTTCTTCTTTATAAAATTTGAATGCAACATTATCTGGTCTTTCATCTCCAATAATGCTATACTTATCAAAGAATAAAAGATTATCCTCAATATCAGGTCTTAATCTTGCTCTCCTGAATAGATTTTTTACCTCTGTATATTGCGAGATATTGTCTACATTAGGAGATCTTGTTACATAATCGAAGTTTGGTATTTGTCTGAAGTAAGGAGTTGCCATTTTTAGTATCCCATATCGTCTGTTGAATCATAATCATTTCTATAGATTGGTTCAAGTTCACTAAAACTCATAGAAATGTTGTATGATGTCATAGAACCATTATCATTATATGTCATATAACTTCCGTCAGGAGTATAGTCAACGTTAAAACTTGTTAAAGCACAGGTCTTTATTTTATTTAAGAATGGATGTTGACCTCCAGTTTTTCCGTAAATGTATTCCAACTTAAATACGCTTGGAGTTTTTAAGAACAGTGAGGTGTTACTCTTAACAGCTGCCATTGCTTTCTTAAAGAACAAAACAATTTTTCTTATTACTTCAGATTCTGCTTCGTCTCTTGGAGTTAATTGATATGAGTAACTGAAGGTTCTTAAGTTTGGTCCAGTAAAAAGTAACTCAAGATTTGGATTTAAGACAAGACCAGTTGTTCTTCCTACAATATTTGCTCCAACTGCTTGACCCGCAAAGTATTGCTGTATAAATTTGCCAGTTCCCTCTTCTGCTCCAATTGCTTCAAGAACATCAAATCCTCCTTCCATGATATTTTTAAAAACATTTCCAGCATCTCCTATACTTTTGACTCTTGATCCTTCCCCTATTGCGTTAGAAGCTATTTGACCAAACGCTGCTTGAATGGGATTTAAAGAATCATCTCCCCAACCAACAGAGTTGGAATCTGATATTCCGGGATGCATTGGTAATATAACACTTCCTCCCAAATTTACTGTTCTTTCTTCTGTAGATCTAGATCCAAAAGTTCTTTGGGTTTTTAGGGTAGATAATCCAGGTGGTTGATATTGAGCTTCAGTAATTTTTAGAAAATCAAACTGCTCATCATTATTGTTTAATGGATACTTAAGTAATCGGTCGGGAGTGGAAACAATATCTGATGAAACAGTTTCAACATTTTGTGGTTGCCCATCAGCACCAAAGTCTGCTCCAGATGCTGGGTCTTGTTCGATAAAAGTATTTCCAATCACGCCAGGAGAATAAGCAAGTTTTGATATGTCCTTTGCTTCTTCTGCGGTAAAGTTGTTGTTAATAGTATAAGTTGCTGCTTGAGATAATGTCTTTCTATTATCATAAACAAAAGAATCCGCAGACTGTCCTGTAGGAACATTTGGAAAATTCTTTGTATATTCACTGTTAGATCTCCAAACATTGTTATTTGGATCCCATTTAGCAAATTCTAATCCAGTATCATCTACAGCAAAAGGTGGATCCGATGTGCTCTTTGGATCTGCACCAACTTTTGCCCTTACCTTTTGTGGAGTTTTATTATTAGTTATGGGGTCAAAACTATAAGATTCTAACAGTACGCTAGAAAACTTTGTTGTTGATGATGCCATTGGATATTTTTTAACTATTTATTAGTGGATTCCCAACTCATCTTCCGTAATAATTTTGAATTCAATTAGTCTGTCTTCACACCATTCTTTTGCTGCTTTCCATTTTGCTTGATTAACAGCATAAGTTTTTGTTTCGTATATAAATGATTTAGTTACTCTAGATTTTTTTACTGGAGGTAAAGTTTGTTTCTTTGGCTTTACTTCAATTACATATGTTTTTATTTTTCCAGTTTGTTCTTTTAATTTAATTATAAAATCAGGATAATATCTATGAACTTTATTATCTGTAGGAGAAAGGTAAGGGATAAAAAATTCTTCACTTCCCCATTCAATAATATTTTCGTTTAAGTCACACCACCTACAGAATTTTCTTTCCCAACTACTTCTGCATATTATATTGTTATGGTTTCCTTTGTACTTTTTAGGGTTAGAAGGTTTATATTTTGATTTTAAACTTTCTGCCATAACTATACTACATAATATATAAGGTCAATATATTTATAAATGGGAGCACCCGGAAAACCGCAGTATTATTCCATAAGTGAACTCAAATCTAGAATGCTTAACATAGCTCAAACTTCACTCTACCATGTGAAGTTTGAAGTTCCTCCTGCAGTCTCTTCTTTCATAGGAGAAAGTGGTAGAGGAATAGTTTCTGAAAACATTAGCAATATAGAATTATTATGCTCTGAAGCGACTTTACCTGGAACAAGTTTGGCAACTCATGATGTCACATCGGACTATCATGGTGTTACAGAAAAGATGGCATACCGTAGAATATATGATGATACATTAGATTTGTCTTTTTATGTTGATAGAGATTATAATGTAATAGAATACTTTGATAGTTGGATAGATTATATTACTGGTCTTGGAAGTACTTTTGGAAGAGAATCTTATAAGAGCGCTTACTCGCATTATAGAATGAATTACCCTTCAAAATACAAGGCTGATATGTACATTGTGAAGTATGAAAAAGATATTGGAAATACTTTAAATTATACTTTTGTTAAGGCATTTCCAGTCTCAGTTACATCAACTCCAGTAACTTATCAGCAGAGTGATCTTTTGAAATATGATGTTTCTTTTTCATATATTAGATATGTCAGAGAGAGAAGTAGGATAACCCCACCAAAAGACTTAAAGGATCCAAGAGCTCCTGGTGTTGTTGAAAGAAACAAAAGTAATTTTTCGAGATCAACTACATTTAGACCAGAACTTTATGGTTCTGATGGTCAATTGTTTGGTCCAAATGATTTCCTTAATTTAGGAATTCCTGGATTGGATCAATTTGGATTTAGAGATCAGTTAGGAAGACCACCCTCAGGAGCACCTGGACCTACTGTAGCAACATAATAAATATCATTACTGAACCACTATAGGACATTATGCCTTTACCCACAATTGCGACTCCAACATATGAACTTGAGTTGCCATCAACAGGAAAAACAATTAAGTATAGACCATTCCTAGTTAAAGAAGAAAAACTTCTTGTCCTTGCATTAGAATCTGAAAGCAATAAAGAAATTTCTAATGCTATTAAAGCAGTTCTTAAAAATTGTATTCAAACAAGAGGAGTTAAAATAGAGACTCTTCCAACTTTTGATATTGAATATTTGTTCTTAAACATTCGTGGAAAATCTGTCGGAGAAGAAATTGAAGTAAATATCATTGCTCCAGATGATGGAGAAACTGCAATTCCAGTAAAGATTGGTATTGACGAAATTAAAGTTATCAAATCAAAAGATCATAATAATAAGATTAAGTTGGATGATACTTTAATTATGGAAATGAAGTATCCTTCTTTAGACGAGTTTATTAAAAATAATTTTGATGTAAATGCTGAAATGGATCTTGACAAATCCTTTGAATTGATTGCTTCTTGTATCGATAAGATTTATAATTCAGAAG